AGGAATACTAGATCTCTAGTCTTGTTAAGTCCTGCTACCGTTTGCGTCTTTTGGTTTGTTATAACAAGAGTAGCATCTGCTCGGGCATACGATAAACCTGCTCTAATTGTTTGGAAATTAGATCCCAGTACCATATCATAGGTAACAGCATCTAAAATTAAACCAACGTCACGCGAGCAAGTTGCTTGATTGTATCCTACTGGATTGGCAACATTAGTAGGATCGTACGGTGTAGCAGTATCTAATGTTAATACAACAGTCTTAGTAGCTGCATCAAAACTTACTACATCGTTGATTTGGAAACGATTTCCTTGAACAAAAAACACGCAAGGTGCTTGTGGTGGACGTATATCAAGACCACTATTTGTTTCGCCAACTACTGTGACAGTAATACCGCTGTTGACAATGTTGGTAATTGTACCAAATAGTCGTCCAGTAAATCCGTCAACAAATTGGCCACCCGCAAATCGCTTACGATTGTTTGATTGAGAAAAACTTGTTGCTACTTGTCCGTACGGTGATTTAGTTTTAATTGATCCTTCTGGGTCAAGTACCATGGCAAATCCGCCGTGCCCTTGGAATGTTATATTGTTTACTCGAACAGCATCATTACATAAAATAACGTCAATTTCTTTGTTATTTTTAGCTTCACTGGTGATGTCTAACGGATTTGTTAGATAATGTCTACCGTAATTGATAGTATCGTATATGTGCCAATTACCGGTAGTTAGGGTAACTGCCGCATTAAATGGATATATGACTTCACAGTTCATAACGTTACCGCTTACGCTAGTAACCACAGCCTTGCCTCGGCGATCGTCTCGCATGACAATAATACTGCCACTGCCGTTGATTAACGCCACTGGTTCTGTAGAATTGTATTTGGCAGTTAATGTAAAGGTTGTTAGTGTAGGAGTTGCTAATACATAGTAAATTTGACCTGCTACTAAATTACCAAACGTAGTTCCCCTAAACACAACAGGATTACCAACTCCAAATCCGTGATTGGTACTAGTAGTTATTCTACCATTTGATTGGGTAGTAGTTGTAGCAGTCACCTTAGTAGTATCGTCAACTAACACTTTACTGATCCAACTTTGCGGAACTTGTCCAGAGCCTAAACTAATAGTAATAATGTTATTAACACCGCCTAATGTAATTGAAGATACAGACGCATAATCTGTTCCTGAATAATTAATTGGTCCTAATTGCATCGCATCAATGACCGCATCACGATAGAAGAATATTTTCCTCCAAGGCGATTGACTAATACGATCACGTGGACGCATAATAGTTCTACGGAACTCGTCACCTTTAATTGACACGTTATCGGCTAGTCTAATTGGGTAGTCTTCGTAATAAACGCCGGCTTCCATAAAAATAACAATTTGTAGTTCTCTTACGGTTTCACCAAATTCAAGTTGCTCACCGAGTGTAAAAAATCCTGGCTTAGTTAAACGAATTTGAATAGTGTCAACACTATTGATCTCTCCCGGAAGGTATTTTACAATACTACCATAGGCAGCACTTGCATATCCTACAAGTACTTTAGCAGGAATAATGTCGTTGTTACCCGGTTGGCCTTGATCAACGTATCCGTTTCCGCCGTTAGTTACAGTCACATTCCAGATGCCAGTGCCAAAACTTGGTGTAGGGGCGGCGCCATAACCGTTTTGGATAATATTAATTAACAAGTCCATGTTGTTGCCGAACGTTGTTTTAGCAATACTACTTACAATTTTAGCAGGATTTAATACCTGTGTTACTAGGGTTTGATATCTAGTGGCAGTAGTTTGGTTTAATACTTGCGATGCTACAGTCTTGGCATATAAAATGCCGTCAAGTGTTTCAGAGTACTGAGTCCCAATTGCAATTGCTTTAGCTGACGAATTTTTATAATAACTCTTACCAGCGTTAATACTTTGATAAGTTCCACCAGTAACCAAGTCAATAGCCATGCCGTCAAGGATTAGTCCAACATCTCGATAACATATTGTTTCGTCATAATTAAAGCCACCGCTAAACGTATCATCAATATATAAAATTGTATCGTACGCAACTTGGACCCTACTTGCTTGAATAATTGCTCTTGCGGTGATGTTATCAGCATCATACGCACCATTATCAATAACAGGATATACTAATGATAATGTTTCTGTTGGAAGAGTTGGGTTACTATCGTTAATAATTGTGTAGGTCGCATTCCATGAATTATTAATTACACTGGCCGCAACCGCACCAAGATTCCAAGCATTATTAGTATATTGTGGAACTACGGTTTGTCCAAGTTCCCCAGCTAACAATAGGTCATTTTGACTTATACGGATTGATAACGATTGAGCAAACGCCAGCGCAGCCAATGTTGATGTTAAACCGTTGCCTGCTAGTTGTAATTCTGAATTTTGAAAGTATTCTTGTCCCGATACAACACCGCCACTGTTTCCGCCGTAGCTAATATCATAGGAAATTCCTTCTAAAATATAACCTAACCCTTGAGAAAATAATGCTTCACTATATCCTGCGGTGTGCGGATTTGTATTAATAAACACAATAGTTTCGGCAATAATAAAATTACGGTTATTGAAAATTAAATCTCTAGCATGACGGTATCCAACTGGACGATAAACTGCGTCAGGGTCATTGAATGTTGGATAAACTCTGGTGTTAATTCCGTTTTCTAATAAATCTATAACAATTTGAAATAAGTCACTAATTTCGCTTAGTACTGTTGGGCTATTAATTGGAGTAAAATTATTGTCAATGTAATTTGTAGAAGATGTTAACAGCGAGTCAACTTGTCCGTTATCAATAATTGCGGTCCTTGCCCCTTGTAAACTAACCGGAGCATTGGTAACTATTGGATATACAACAGCTGGAGCATTGCCGCTGTCGTCTATAATAGTAATAACGTTGTCAATACCGTTACTAATTGATAGACTTACTGCGTCACCGGCGACTACTCCGCTTAGTGTTTCATTTCGATATTGTTTAACACTTTGTTGATAAACTGTAGTTGGAGATTGGTTACGAATAATTGCTAATGCCAATGCTTTAACATATGTAAACGCTCCCGTGATCGGGATAATTTCAGTTGCTTGAATGTTTAAAACAGCACCAATCCAATATCTTAACCCTGCGTATACGGATTGACTGTTTCCACCGTACATCATGTCATATATTACACTCCACATTACGTATTTTACATCGCGCTGGCAAGTGGCTCTATTGTAAGTCAGGCCCGGAAACTCAGTAGTTAAGAAAGAAATAACTTCAGCTTGAATAAATGGTATGTTATCTACTAATAATAGTTTGGCTGAATTCTGTGCGGTAGTTGTTCCGGACAAGTTAGGAAAAGAAGCATCGGGTAATGTATTCCCAAGGATAACACTAGAAATTAATTCAATGTTTGATACAATTGAACTAACTGCTGAGGTTACATCTTTGACCGCAGTTATACCAGCTACTGCAGGAACAGCATTTGAGTTTCCAATAATTTGATATTTTAAATTAGTAAGCACTTCTAGTATTTCTGCTTGGCTCAAGAATGTGCCGGCGGTAGAAAATGCTAATCCTACTTGTATTGATTGGTAATTTGATTGAAATAACAAATCATACGATAGTGCGTCAATTACGCTGGTTATATAATCATCTACACCTAACGTGCTATACGAGTTGTTTAAAATTTGATCTCGAGCAAATTTAGTACTGCTGACAGTTTGAACTAGATTATTTGGCGCAATTGTTCGTAATAGTCTTGTTGCAACTCTAGTAGAATTAAGGGTGCTTCCTACAACAAGGTCGTATCCTACAGAATCTAAAATTAATTTAACATCATTAGTCCAAATAATTTTATCGTAAGTAAACGTATTAACATATTTGTTGTTTATATAGGCAATAACTTCAGCTTGAATAAACGCTTTGTTTATTGCTAGTAAATCTTTAGCATCGGTGTAGCCAGTATCTAAGCTGTTTCCGCCAGTTAGTGTTACACTTTGGACTGTGGAAAATATTTGATCTGCCCCAATAGTATAACTCAAACGTTGGCGATATGGTCCAGGTTCTTGTGATGCTAGTGAAATTAATGTTTCAGCTTGTAAAGCAGCCGCTCCAACAGTTCTGTAAGCATAGTTCCAATATCGACCTTCTTTACCTACTGGAGTCTTTTGTTGTAAGTCATCACCGTTACTAGCAGACACATACAAGTTAACACTGCTTGAGTATGTGCTGTTATCAACATAGAATTTTGTTGCGGCTTGAAGATCGTCACCAGTGTTAGGAGTACCTTGTCCGGCCATTGGACTAGGATGATCACTTAAAGTTAGTGCGCCAGTCATGGTATCACCGCCGCGATATACCACGTGTTGACGTTGAATGGCTTCAGTTTTTAAATAGTTGCTAGTTAATCGTACATCGTAATCTGGGTCAGTAGTATTAGGAGCAATTGGCTCGTTACGAACTTTTAATGGATCTCCTAACGTACCAGTGGCTGATCTTTGGATATATCTATCATCAGCATATCCCTTAGGAATAACTAAGTCGTCGACTGTGATACTAAATCCGGGAGATGCGTATATTGCGTTAAACGAATCAACAATAGTCTGGCTAGGCGCTTGTACATTACCTATACCTAGAAACGCATTTAAAGGTGCGCCTAATGTTGGCTCAAACTCATTAATCAACTTTCCGGCATTTGATCTAATATCAAGTTGACCGTTATTACTAGTAGTAAAATTAATTGAATTGTCAGTGCTAACAATTGTACGGGCAGTAAGTCTATCACCAGTATGACTGGCCATAATGACTTGATCGGGATCATAGCTACTTGGAGCATCATCAAGGGCATTAAACTTAATTGTGTCACCACCTAATATTCCGTAAACTTGTGTAAAATTTTCATTTACTTTACGAAACGATTCGCGAATACTATCGCCGGTGCCGTCATTACCTTGTACACCAATATCAATTATTTGTTTTGCCATTTTTCTTAAACTCCGAAACTTGATCCGCAACCACACGTGGTCTGTGCGTTAGGATTCTTAATTGTAAAAGAACTGCCCATGAGTTCTTCTTTATAGTCTATTTCTGCGCCTTGTAAGTATTGCATACTCATGCTGTCTACAAGCACTCGAAACTCGTCTAACGGGACTTCAAAATCATCCTCATTCATAACATCGTCAAATGTAAAGCCATAACTAAACCCGCTACAGCCCCCGCCTTGAACAAAAGTGCGTAACGCTAATTTAGGGTTACCTTCTTCGTATAGTAAATCTTTGATTTTTACTTTTGCTGACTCTGAAATTGTGATCACATTAGGTCCTTGTTATGATATTTATCAATACCATTTTATAACCTTAATGTAAATACATGATGTATATTAGCGTTGAATTTGTTAACACTCCGCACTATCGTAAAAGCAAATACGGTACAATGCATACCTATATGCGTAAAAAATCAGTATTAGTAATGAGGTGCGATAGTTGCCAAACAGTATTTAGGCGTGACAAGGGCAACATGTCTCCTAAGCGAGTAAGCGACAAATATTACCATGTGTGTGGTGATTGTGATGCTAAGAAGTTTGCCCAGAGTAAGGGCGTTGAAGCACGGCGAGTTTGGGATATGCCCGCTAGTAGTCTTAAGACGCTAGGCCAACTGTAGCACTAATGGCATTCCAGTTGATAATTTTCCATTGATTTTCTAAATATCTTTTCTTATCTGACTGATAATCTAATGCCCAAGCGTGTTCCCACCAGTCCACAAGTAGTACAATATCTTGTTTAATTTCGTGATTAACGATCGTTTTAATTTTACCATCTCGAGCTAGGTACACCCATCCACTGCCTTGAATACCCATCGCAGTCTTAAAAAAGGCTTCTTTAAAGCGGTCAAACGTTTTAAAGTGTTTAGTTATAAATTCTCCAATTGGCCCATCTGGAGTATTAGTACTTGTTGGTGATTGATACTGACCAAACAAAATACGGTGTAAAAACGCACCCGCTTCATTAAAGTCTGCGTCACCTTCTCCGTCATTAAAACGAGTCACGTATGCTTTGTATAACTTACCATAATGATAGTTAATAGTATCTTCGCTCAATGCCGGCTCTAACTCGTCCTTAGCGTAAGGCAGTTTAAATAGTTCTAGCGTTTTAGGCGTTTTGCCTTCGTTAAGCGTAATATGCTTGATAAAGTTATACATAATGATATTTACCTATAAATAGAACACAGGAGATTAACCATGATTAAATTCATCAAAAGTTTTTTTAGTAAAAACGAAGTAGTAGTTGAGCCAGCACCCTATAAAGTAGAAGTTGCCCCAACTCCTGCTACAGTAGTAGAAGTTGTTCCAGCAGTGGCTGAACAGGCTGTACAAGCGGTAGTTGAATCTATTGCTCCAGCTAAAAAACCAGCGCCTAAAAAGCCAGCGGCTAAAAAGCCTCGTACTCCAAAAGCGGCAAAATAATATAAGGGCATTGCGCCCTTATATTAGCTTGTTTAATTGCTCTGAGTAACGAGCCATATCTTCTTGAATTCTAGCCTTACGCTGATCGTTTAGGTTAGGATTTTCTTCTAGCTCTTCTCTAAGAGTTTCCAACCTAAATATCAGTTGTTCTCGAGATAGCTTTTGGCTTGATTGTACAGTTCCATGCTGGCGAGGTTTTTGCCCTTGCTTTCGCACATTATGTCGAACTGGTTTAGAAAAGTTATTGCCCATTCGTTTGTTTTTTGATTCCAATAAAAGTCGCTGTGTGCCCTCAGCTTTTGTTTCTTATACCCATCTAGAAGTAGTTGGCTGTGAACAGGAGCGGTAAGTCCGTCATGGCCCACAAGATAATCTTCACGAGATACTGAATAATGCATAGTAGGGCGCATACCACGCCAACTATCCACGACACGCTTAACACGATTGTCTGTCGAAAGGAGATACTCCCCTTCGCGAATCCAATGATGGTGAATATCGAGCACAATAGGAACGATATCGCTAATAGTAAGACAGTCATCTAGTCCCCACGAGTTTTCTTCGTTTTCAATTGTAATACAATTCCGGGCCTCGGGGGTAAGTCTTTTGTAGGCAGATCGAATACCTTCGGGACCTTGTTTACCCGAGATGTGTACGTTGATTTTAAAATCCTGGAAGGATTTACCGTAGCCCATGTATCTGACCATATCGGCATGATATTCAAACTCCTCTATTGATCGTTGGACAATGCCTTCGTTAATACTAGCAAGAACAACAAACTGGCCAGGATGCATAGAAAGACGGGTATTGCTTGCACGAGCACTATTACCAATAAGGATAAAATTGCGCTCGAGATAGCTAACAACATCAGGCCTGCGCCAAAAATAACTCCAGTCAGACTGGGTATAAGCAGGAAGGATATCACTACTAATACGAACCATCCTAAGATTTTCATTAAGTTCTCCCACACGGTCTACAAGTTTTTGTGTAGCTGCAATATTTTGGACCATTAAGTCCCAGAGCTTTTGCTCTGCTACTTCTTTAGTCTGTCTATTTAACCAACTTATGGTAGTTGAGCCAGTGTTATATTGTTTAGCATCGTCATCTTTTTTGATGCCGTTTACTTGATCGGCATGATCGATCCATTTACATGCGAAGCCTATTTTGCCCATTACCAATGCCTTATGACGCCTGCGATTATAAAAAAGTTTGTGATAATATATATTAACACAATCAGCGTTCTAATACAAGCAATTCGGTCCGCTTCCACGTCCGAACTGCCTGCTTTCTCACCTAATGCTTTAGCCCAAACGTGCCAAATTTTACGCAAATAAATCTTCATTCCATTCACGGTGACCTTCAGTAAAGGCCATGTTGCTTTGAGTTTCACGTACTTCTACACGATAGCACCATAGACGCTTTGCTTCGCCATCACCCCACATGTCTGGAATGTAAACACCATTAACATACTTGTACAGCATTTCACTAAGACCTTCACATCCTAGTTTTGGTAAAACAACTATCTTAGCCATTTTCTTTTCTACTAACAGATTGTATGTTTCCATTTCTGGATCATCTGCGGCTACAATAAGTGTATGATCAAATTGATCTTCTAAAATCTTTTTGAGTTCTTTTAAACCACCATAGTCAGCCGCCCAATTGCGGACATCTAGGTCGTTAGTGCCAAAGTAAAATTTCATGCTAAATGAATAGCCGTGAATTAGATTACAGTGACTATCAGCTCGCCATTGGCGATAGGCGCAAGGAAATGCGTCGTGATATTCTTTTGTGCTTGTATACTTATAAGCGACAGGTTGTAAAGTTGCCATTGTTATATCTCCTAGTTAACAATGACACGCAGAGTTTATATTCCGGGATGAGCGTCTAAGTCCGGATATAGTAATTATACGCTTTTATAGCGTAAAGTCAATATTATTGGCGAACAATTGCCCCAAACGGTAACCATGTCCCTGGCTCACCAGTAGCAACACATACCCAACCGATATAAGTAAATTCGGCAGGATTAGAGTTCCAACAAATATCGCCTTTAGTTGCTAATCCAGTTACAGGCGCACTCGCTCCAGTTGTAAATTTTTTATCAGCAAAACTAATATTCCCTTTAACTGCTAAATCTACAGTTGGGTCAGGATTATTAATTCCAACACTTAGCGGTCCAAATACTTTAACAACTCGTCGACTATTTAATTTGTTACCGATTTCAATTTTTAAATCGTCTGCGTAGAAAGCCTGATGGCCATCGACGTTAACAGCAAACGAGTCTGTACCAGACACTGACTTTACTGCTAGTGATTTAACAGTAATTGCGTCAACGTCCACTGGCCCTAAGAATTTTGACTCACCTTTAACTACTAATGATGTTAGTGCGCCAACTGCTGTTAAGTTAGATTCTGTTACATTTGGCCCAAGTCCGTGTGCGGATAATACAACGGAACCGTTAATATAATATTGTTTATCTTGTGCTAGTTCTAATGATTCTGTTGATAGTAGTCTATCGGGGTTGGCTTGAATTGTTAGTTGTTTTGCTGTGCCGTTACCCAACCATACTAGGCCTTTTCCATAAATGTTATCATCGCCGGTTGCTCTAAATTCTAATGACGTTGATTTTTCTAATCTAGTATCAGAAATTATGTTTTCAGCAAACAGTGTTCCGTATACACGTAACACACCGTTTTTATAACGTTCTTCACCAATGTGAACCTCACCATCATTTTTTACAGTAAT